AGCATTACATGAACTACCAGATCATGGAAGAGATGGAAGAGTATGATCCGGGCATGGATCAGATGCTGTTTTACCTTCCCTTGTCTGGTTCGACCTTTAAGAAAGTGTATTTTGATCCGTTGAAAGGTCGCGCTGTAGCAGAGTTTTTACCTGCACAAGATTTAGTGGTGTCGTATTCTGCTACTGATTTGGCGACGGCTCCTCGTGTGACACACGTTTTAAAGATGACCGATAACGATGTGCGTAAGATGCAAGTATCTGGTGCGTACATGGACGTTGATTTATCAGGCTCTGGAGACCCAGACGAAGATGAGGTGGATCAGAAGGTAAATAAACTACAAGGCATCTCACGGGGCTACACAGACGATATCCGAACTATTTTAGAGATGCACTGTGATCTCGACATTGAAGGCTTTGAGGATACAGACCCCATGGGCGAGCCCACGGGTATCAAGCTCCCTTATATTGTGACGATAGACAAAGACAGTAATCAGATCTTAGCTATCCGCAGGAACTATGCAGAGATGGATCCACTTCGTAAGAAGCGTCCGTATTTTGTGCATTACAAGTTTCTACCGGGTCTAGGGTTTTACGGTTTTGGTTTGATCCACATGATAGGGGGCCTTGGTCGTGCCGCTACAAGTATTCTACGTCAACTTATTGATGCGGGAACTTTGGCGAATCTCCCAGCAGGATTCAAGGCGAGAGGGGTTCGGGTTCGGAACGATGATGAGCCTTTGCAACCCGGGGAATGGCGGGACATAGATGCGCCCGGTGGCAACATACGGGACTCATTAATCCCATTGCCATACAAAGAACCTTCGGGGACTTTGGCGCAACTGCTGGGTGGTTTGATCGAGGATGGACGTAGGTTCATTTCTATCGCTGATCAGCAAATAAACAACATGAGCGGAGAAACGCCTGTTGGTACGACAGTAGCGATGTTGGAACGTGGCATGAAGGTTATGTCCGCGATCCACAAACGTTTGCACTATTCGCAAAAGACTGAGTTTCGTTTATTAGCTCGCATTTTTAAAGAAAACATGCCTCCTGAATACCCATATGAGGTTGCGGGTGGTTCGGCTGCGATTAAGCAACAGGATTTCGACGACAAGATTGATGTCTTGCCTGTCAGTGATCCGAACATATTCTCCATGGCGCAACGCGTTACGCTGGCTCAGACTCAACTCCAACTGGCTCAGTCTAATCCACAGATGCACAACCTTCACGCTGCATACCGTAGGATGTACCAAGCGCTTGAGGTCCAGAACATTGATGAGATCTTGCCCCCACCCCAAGAACCTCAACCGATGGATCCCGCCATGGAGAATGCCAAAGCTCTTATGGGCGAAATTCTACGCGCATTCCCAGAGCAGAATCACGAAGTACACATCGAGATCCACATTATGTTTATGAAGACGCCTATCGTGGCAACGTCTCCACAGATCATGGGATCGTTTATGTCTCATATTCAGGAGCACGTCAGTATGCTTGCGAAGAAGCAGGCTATGGACGAGGTCAAGCAAGCGTTAAGCGGGGCTAAGATGATGGCAAATGTAGGCGCGGTCAGCCAAGGATCGGTGCAAGAGTATGAAAAACAATTGCAGCAAGACTTGCAGAATCAACAGGAAGTTGAGAACCTAGTCGTACTGTACCAACAGAAGATTATGGCGGACGTAATGGCTCGTTTAATGCCTGAGAACCCGAACGAGCCTGATCCGTTAGTAGCTATTCGGATGCAGGAGCTAGAGTTGCGTAAGCAGAAACAAGGGCAGGATGCCGTGAATGATGCTGCTAAACTTGAGTTAGAGATGAACAAGGTCGAGCAGCGTGATCGTTTAGACAACGCTCGCATGGACTTGCAGGAAGAGATTGCCGATGACCGCAATGCGGTTAACAGAGAGCGGATTGCTGTTAATGCTGAGATCCAGCAAATGGCTATGCAACGGAGGGGATAATGCCCTTAAAATCAGGCAAATCACAAGGTGTTGTCAGTCAAAACATCAAGACAGAAATGGCTGCTGGAAAACCGCAAAAACAGGCGGTTGCTATTGCTTTAAGCAAAGCGGGTAAACGTAAATATTCTTCTGGCGGTACGGTTAATAAAAGGTTTAGTCCGATAGCCCGACCTCAGAGGTTTGTCGGAGTGTTCTAGTGTTGTGTGTGCTTGTATTCGTAGGATACGGGCACGTTTTTGTGAACGGGTACGGTAGCTGGTTCTATAAAGCGTGTCACTACCAGTGTCGTAACGAGTACCCCAAACGTGTGTACCGCGTTAGCCCCGAGTATTATTGTCCAAGGAGCTTTCGTGTAACATGATGGATCCATTTACAGCATTCGCGGCGGTAAAATCCGCGGTTTCCGCAGGCAGGGAACTCGTTAATGTAACCAAGCAAATTGGTGAATTTTTTGACGGGGTTGATGATTTACGCGCTGCCCATGAAAAAAAGAAAAACAGCTTGTTCTCAGGATCGGATGAAAATGCGATGGAGACGTTTGTGAATTTACAAAGGGCCAAAGATGCGGAGGAGGAGCTTCGTCAGATTGTTATTTCAACCAGAGGTTTTAGTGCGTGGGGCGAATTGCAAGCTATACGAGTGCAGGCAAGGAAAGACCGTAAGGCAAAAGCAGAAGCGGAAAAGAAACGTAAAGCCAAGCTAGTTGAGCGTATAGTTATTTATGGAGGTTCTACGATTATTGTAGCAATAATGTTGGGGATCACTGTTGTTGTCATTTTAGCAAAACAAGGAAAAATCTAATGGCAGATGGCGTTCGGGGTGTAAGTCAAAACATGCCTTTTAATGTAGGCAGTGACATACACGCTCAAACACGGGCTCGTGAGCGCATAGAAACGCACCTTGTGGAGCAGCGGGTGGAGAAGGCGCATAGGGCCAACCACAGTCATTTAGAGGCTTTGGCAAAGCAGCGATTTGATTTACAGGAAAGTTATGATAAGTTCGGCGTTAAGACTACGGGCTCTAAGCCTGAAGGAACCAATGTGAACATAGAGGTTTAACATGGAAAAAGTTCTTGCTTGGAAGATCATGCCACGTCTGATGATGTTGGTGATGACGGTAATGTACATTCGCGTTTTAGAGTGGGGGATGAGCCTTGACGACTTGTCAACGCAACAAAGTGCAATGATATCAATTTGTTCTGGGGCGCTTACAGGAGCGTTCGCCGTTTGGCTGGGGTCTGAGAAATGAGTATTTTTACCGCTGCATTAGGGCCGTTAGCAAATCTTGCGGGTAGTTGGCTACAAGGCAAAGCAGATAAACAGTCCGCAGAGGCGGAGCTAAAGTTAACCGAGGCGAAGGCGAAGGCCCAGATATTATTGTCAAAAGAAACAAGCGTTGCCGACTGGGAACGAGTCATGGCTGAAGGCGCAAAAACAAGCTGGAAGGACGAATATTTTGTAATTATCTTGTCTATCCCCTTGATTTTATGTTGGATTCCGGGCGCGGAAGGTTGGGTTGATCGTGGGTTTGAGCAGCTTAACAAGGCACCGGACTGGTATTTTTATAGCCTTGGAATTGCAATTTCAGCCAGTTTTGGTGTGCGCGGAGCGCAATCATTTTTTAAAAGGAAGTGACATGAAAAAGAACTGGGAAGCGTTCTTTGAAATGCTGATCCACCACGAAGGTGGATTTACGGATGACACTAGGGATTCTGGAAACAAAAAAGGTGATGGTCACGGTAATGATGGCAGTACCATGCTGGGTGTTACGGCGTACAACTGGGCGCGATACACTGGCAAGCCTGCTCCGAAAGACGTTATGCGTAAGCTAACGAAAGAAGATGTGAAACCTTTGTACAAGAAAAACTACTGGGATGCGGTCAAGGGGGACGATCTCCCTTCGGGCGTTGACGTTAGTTGCGTGGACCTTTGTGTGAATGCCGGGCCGGGACGTGCAGCTAAAATATTACAGCGCGTGGTCGGGGCGACCGCAGATGGGGCCATTGGCCCAAAGACCGTAGCAGCAGTGCATGACTTCGATCCAAAAGACATCTTGCACAAATACTACGACGTGCGTGAAGGTTTCTACCGCTCTCTAAAAGACTATGCGGTATACGGCAAAGGTTGGTCTCGTCGTAACAAAGAAACTCTTGAGAAAGCACTGGAGCTTTTAGATGGCTAAGAAGAAAAAGAAGTCGTTTACGAAAGAGCAACTACGTCGTTTTATGGAAGGCGAGTCTGCATATGAGGCTATGGGCGGCACTAAAAGTCCAAACGCTGGCAAACAACAATTTATGTCGCAAGAGGTAGAAAAACTTCTGCGTAAAAATCCGGAGATCTTTGAGGACATGGATAAAGAAAAATATAGACGCGGTGGTAAGGTCGCTCCTAAGGTCGCTCCAAAGACCCCAAAGATACCCAAAGATCCGGACATGCCCACTTCGATGGGTGGTACAAAAACCTTTCAAATGCCGTACAAAAGAAACATGTCTAAAAAACTAGGCACCAAGAAATTGCCTGTTGGAAAACCGCCGCCCAATAGAATGTTACCCCCCATGTTTAGTACCCGTAAAAATGGTAAGGGAACTCTTGAGAACTTTGAGGGCAGCTTTAGATCAGGGGGCGAAGTTCGCGCTGCCGATGTCCGTGATAACCCTAAACGTGGGAAGTGTTACTAACCCTATCCTAGAAAGGAACCCCTCATGCCTAGATTAAAAAAAGCCTCTCAACTCCGCAAGTTGCGAAAAAAGTCTGCATCTACGCGAGCCGCTAAGTCCATTCCTAACGACCCTAAGACTCCTAACTTGGCTAAACCCGCTGGCCCGTTAGTTTTTCAAACCAAACATGGCACTAAGGATCGCCCGGCTAGTGTAACCCCAAAATCGACGGGAGGGCAAAACGCTGGATTTTATATGGCCACTGGCGGTGTTAAAGGGAAAAGGCCCAAATCTCGTAAGACCTCCCGTATCTTTTGATGTCCGTGACAATTCTAAACGTGGAAAGTGCTACCAATGACAACAATTATGATCAGTGTGCTTCCTGACGGAATGCCTGTAGATAAAATGGAGAGCGATGACGACGGCAAGAGTTGTCCGCTCCCAACGCAAGATGAAGAGTTAAACCAAGAAAACAAAGACATTGCGATTGCAGAATACAACTACGGCCCCGCCACTACGGACGAGGAGTGCGGAAACTGTGGAATGTATAATCAAACAGAGGACATGCTTGCTTGCATTGGAGACGACTCTGGGGATCTTGGGTATTGCCAATTGCTAAAGTTTTCATGTATGAGCGAAAGCACATGTAGCGAGTGGGTAGAGGGTGGTCCGATTACATCCGACTTACAAGAGGAATACAGGGATAACCTATAATGGATGTTGTTGACTTTGCGAAACATGTGTATAGGTTGTTGAGAGAGCGTGAAAATGATATTGGGCGTTCATTAGTCAACGGGTCTGCCAAAGACTGGGAGACTTATAAGATGATGGTGGGAGAGGTACGGGGACTCTCTTTTGCCAGAGAAGAAATAAAGTCCCTGCTGGAGAATAACGCTGACGATGTCGAAGACATTATATCTTCCTGATCATGTCGCGCAGAAAATGAACAAAGAAAAGGTGGACTCATCGTCTGCTTCTTCCGAGGTTGGTAGCGCGTATGTAGATACTCAAGACCGAGTGCTAGAGCCTTCGCTTCTTGATAAATCCCTTCTTGAACGATTACCACAGCCCACAGGATGGCGAATATTGGTAATGCCGTATCAAGGTACTCTGAAAACAAAAGGCGGATTGCACCTTCCCGACGAGGTTCGGGAAAGAGAAACTGTTGCTACAGTTGTAGCATATGTTCTTAAACTGGGACCACTGGCTTATAGCGATAAAAAGTACGGCTCTGCTTGGTGTGAGGAGGGACAGTGGGTTTGCATTGGTCGATATTCTGGTTCTCGATTTAAGATCGATGGGGGAGAAGTTCGCATCATTAACGATGACGAGGTGATTGCAACAATATTGGAGCCCGATGATGTCAAACACGTCTGAAGAAATTGAAGAAGAGATTGAGGTAGTCATTGAGGACGAGGCTTCAGAAGAGGAAGTCCAATCTGCTGAACCTGTAGAAGATCAACCAGAAGTAATTGTGGAAGAAGAATCTGAAAACACAGGTTCTGACGAAGAGCTTACCGATTACAGTAAAAACGTTCAGAATCGAATCAAGAAATTAACAGATAAGTACCGTAAGGAAGAGCGCGATAAACAGGAAGCGCTTCGCCTGACTTCTCAGTTGATGGAAGAAAACAAGAAGATGAAGGACCGTTTAAAACTTTTGGACCGAGGTTATGTCCAAGAGTACGGGAACCGTCTTAACATCGAAATGAGCGCGGCAAAGATAGCGTACAAAGATGCTGCGGACCGAGGCGACAGTGACAAGCAACTGGAAGCTCAAGAAAAACTTTCTCGGTTGAACTCTGAAATGGAACGCCATAGGCAGGCTAAAGCTAGGGTAGAGCGCGAGGCAAAACAGCCCGTCCAGCAGCAAGCTGCTCCCGCCGCGGCTCCTTCTGCCCCACCTCCTGCACCAAAACCGGATCCTAAAGCCGAGGCTTGGGCGCAGAAGAACGAGTGGTTTGGGTCTGATCGAATGCTTACTTCTGCCACATATGCTATCCACGCTACCCTTATCGAAGATGAGGGGTTTGACCCGGAGAGCAATGAGTATTATACTGAAATAGATCGTCGGTTGCGTGTGGAGTTTCCACACAAGTTTCAGACGGCTAAGAAAACGGGGGAAAGAAGTCAGGTCGCATCCGCTGCTTCTTCCGCATCCCGCAGCACTAAATCGGGGCGCAGGTCGGTGAAACTGACGCCTTCTCAAGTCGCGATTTCAAAGTCGCTTGGCGTTCCACTTGAAGAATACGCTAAATTTGTAAAGGATTGAGATCATGGCTGACAGAACACCCCGCAAAAATAACACGCGAGAAACAGAATCGCGCAGAAAACCATGGGCACCGCCCAGTCACCTTGAGGCACCTACTCCACCAGATGGATATGTGCATCGTTGGATACGCGTTTCAATGCGCGGCGAAGAAGACAAAATGAATGTCAACGCCAAGCTGCGAGAAGGATGGGAACCCGTCCGTAAAGATGAGTATCCTGATTATGAAGCCCCGACTATTGACGATGGTCGTTATGAGGGGGTGATTGGTCAAGGCGGATTGATGTTGTGCCGTATACCTGAAGAAACAGTAGCAGAAAGAACTGCATATTACGGGGGCAGAACCCGCGAACAAATGACTGCCGTTGATCAGGATCTTATGAAGGAGTCACATCCTTCCATGCCTATCAGTAACGATAGGCGTAGTCGTGTATCATTCGGGGGATCTCGTAGAGACTCCGATTAACTTATAGAAGGATTGCTACTATGGCAAATACTAACGGTGCCTTCGGACTTCGTCCGATTGGTGTAGTCGGTCAGGCTGCAAACACCACTGGTATGACCGAGTATCGCATCGCCTATGGGAACACAAACGCGATTTACCAAGGTTCTCCCGTAATTCCGCTGTCA